TCACGCCCCCGTTCGGATACCCACCACGAGGTTCTCCCAGCCGCCGGAGATCGCCGTGATCGCGGCGACCTCGTCGGTCGTGAGCGACACCGTGCGCGTGGTCGGAGTGGTCGTGGCCGTCAGCGACTTCGTCGCGATCAGCGTCGAGCCGACGTACACCCGCACCTGCGGGGACGCCGAACCGGACGTCAACGCGACACCCGTCAGGGTGAGCGTCAGCGACGAACGCGGCACCATCGCGGCGAGCGAGAACTTCCGCTCGTTCGCTGTGCTCGTGATGTCGGGCGACTCGATGCCGGTCGCCGAGTTGCCGTCGTTCAGCGCGGTGCCCTCATCCGCAGCGCCGCCGAACACCGTCCACCCGGACCCGCCCGAACCAGCACCCGGAAGCACCGAGACATTCCCGCTCGACGCAGGGAGGATGAACGGGATCGGGGACTCCCGGCCGTCGTCCATCCGGACACTGTCGAACCAGTGCGTCATGCCGCCGGTCTGCGCGGAGAGGACGTTCTGCGGGGTGCCGATGTCGACCGCGACCGCGTTGCCCTCGGTGGTGAACACGTACGTGCCAGCGATCGTCGCGACCGATGTGCGCGACGACCCGCGGTACACGTTGAGCGTCACCGCACCGGTCGACAGGTCACCGACGATCTCGAAGTGGTGCCACTGCCCCACCACGTACACGCCCGCCGCAGTCGTCGCGACCGTCGCGGTCGACGATGCCAGGAACACCGAACCGTTCGTGTTGATCGCGAGCCGGAACCCGGACGCCGTGCCGGTCGACCCGCGAACGTTCGCGATCGTCAGCGCCGCGAGGAGCGTCGTGTCGGTGTAGTGCGACAGGGTCAGCGCGAACTTCGGCGACGCCGTCCCGTAGAACGGGAGCCGCACGAGACCCGCGGTGCTGACAGACGTCACCATCTTGATCGAGGTGTCACCGTCCTGCACCTTCTCCGCAGAGAACTGGTGCGCCGGGTTCCCCGTGCCCGCAGACGAAGACGCCGCCTGCAGACCAGACGGCGTCGACACGATCAGAGCAGCGGTCGCGTTCGACGCGGGAGTGCCCTCAAACCGCCAATCACGAAGAGTCATGGTCAGCCCCTCACCCCGCGAACGTCGCGGCGTAGTAGTCGGTGACCCCAGCGATCGTGGGGCCTGTGTAGGCGGGCACACCGGTCGCGCCCATCGGGTCGAAGATGCGGATCTTCGTGCCAGCACCAGCCGGCGGGGTCGGGCTCACCCAGGAGGTGCCGTTCCACTGCACGACGTACACGTGGCCGTTGCCGGTCCCACCACCGCCTGACGCGGCGATGACAGGCTTCTTCGGGTTCGTCTTGTCGATCGTCACGCCGGTCCCGGCCATGACGTCTTCGAGGTCGGCGATGATGATCGGACGTGACGGGTCGGTCGAATCGACCGTGACGCCCGCGCCCTCCTGGATCTCGACGACCGTGCCGTCAGCACCGTCCTCACCGTCCGTGCCGTCCGTGCCGACGACGCGCTGCGTGATGATCACGCCGCCACCGCTCGTGTCGAGCACCAGCCGGCCCTCTTCGTCGATGTGCCCGCCGACGACGGTCGAAGCGGCAGCCTGCGCCATACCAGCGCCGAACTCCGCCTCCGTGCCCTCGTAACCGAACTCCACCGCCGTCTGGTAGGCCGACTTACCCGGCAGACCCTGCATGCCCCGCGTCGACTTCACCCGCGTCTCGAACGTCCCCGACTTCAGGATCACTTCCTGCGGGTCACCCTCGACGCGGAACTGCGGCAGCTGCGCCAGCACCGAAGACCGCAACTCCGGGATCGCAGCACCCGACGTCGCCTCGTACACCGCGAGCGGTTCCGCCCGGGCCACGTCATCGACCGCGAACACCTCGAAGACCGCGTTCGGTACGAACAGGTCAGCGATCGTCGTCGCGTTCGGGTTGACCGCGATTGGGGCGTCGAAGTAGTCGTCCTCATCCACGCGCGTCACCGCCCTCGTCGAGCGGCGCGAAGACCATGTGCTGATAGCTGGCCGACGCGGACGGTGCCGGTTCGTTCGGGGTGATGTACACGCCGACGCCGGCAAACGCGGCGAGGATGATCTGCATCCACTCGGAAGGCGTCACCCCGTCAGTGAGGAACGACAGGCCCGCGACGATCCCGGCGATGGCGAACGCGATGATCATCTTCAGCCAGCGGCCGACGCCCGCTTTCAGGTTCGGAACCCAGTAGACGAGCACAGCGCCGAGCACGACGACCGTCAGGTTCAGCACCTCCTCATTCGTCAGTGCGTCGTCGCTGGCAGCGGTCGCGAGGAACGCGACGGCCGCGAGGAACACGTAGATCAGGGACTTCGCGTGACCGGCGAGACCGGTAGCGGTGGTGAAGATGTTCATCAGTGCTTCTCCTTGTTGATCGGTTGGGTGTCCTCGATCGGCAGCCCGAAAAGCTGCCCGAGCCCGAGGCGGTGAAGGATGGGGGCAGGAAGCATCGGCATGTCATCGACGCGTCCACGCATGTCCCAGAGCCACAACTGCGTCTCGCGTGCACGGACCGCGTTCGTGAGCTCGTGAATCTCTGTCTTGATCGGCGCGACCTGACGCTCAACCTCCGCGCGGATGTACTGCGCGAGTTGTGACGCGTCATCGAAGCGGTCGGCGATGTCGGTTCGGTTATCCCGCTTCCGTGTGGCGACGAACACCAACACGGCTCCGATACCGCCACCACCAATCAGCCCGCCGAGGAGGATTCCGACCCAGCCCTCCATCACGACTCCTTGCGGTCACGAATCTCGATGCCGAGAATCCAGAGACGAAGCAGAGGGATGAGCATGGCCGCGACCGTCAGCAGCGAGACCGCGTCTCGCGCTCCTTCCGTGCTGGAGGGAGCGGTCCGCAGAGCGATCAGGTAGATAGCCAGGATGATGAACAGGGCGACCTTGCCGCCGATCTCGAACGGCCAGAGCTCGGGGAACACTGCTCCGATGAGACAGATGACCGCGACGACGAGCCAGATAAGCGACAGCGTCCACGCCACTCCGGACGGGAACTGCGCATCTATCGAAGGCATCCCGACATACAGGGTTCGCCCGCCGATGATCGCCATGAGCACGTCGAAGAGAGGGAACACGAACCACTTGAGCGGCCCGGCATATTTGACCTCCGACCGCGGGATCGCACCGGGACACCAGATAGTGGCCTCGAAGAGCGCGCGCATCACCGGACGTGCTTTCGGTAGGCCCACCCGCCGCGACCGCCCCGCTCGACCTTCACCCGGTTCCCGACGCGCCGACCGATCACGTTCACCCGCTTGCCCTTCGCGAGCTTCAGCACCACCCGGGAGTTCTTCGTCGGCATCCGGCGGAGCACCGTGTCGCGAGTGGCGGTCAGTTTCGCCTTCGTGAGCCGCGACGCCCACACGTAGGCGGTGCGCCCGTCGAGGCGGCGCACGGTCGCCCAGTCGCCCTCGATCTTCAGGACACGCAGCCGTTTCCCGACCGGGAGCCGCATAAGCTTCGACGCGCTCACCGTCGTCTTCTCCGAGCGCAGGTACGTCGCCGTCGTCACGACGTACACCTCGCCCGGCTTCGCCGCCTCGATCGCGTCAGCCGCGGCGAGACGCGCCGCCTTGATGAAGTGGGCCGGGTCGTACTCCGGGCGCTTCATCCACGCGCCGTCGATGTAGTCCGTGATGGTGATGTGGTCGTGGGGGCCACCCCAGGCCGTGCCGGGGCGCTCATCGCGATCCGCGTTCCGCGCGAGTTTCTCGCCGGACTCGACATGGTCGCCGACCTTCACGATCGCGCCGGCAAGATGGGAGTGCGACTCGTACTTCCCGGCCCCGAACGGGCGGCCCGTGTCGATCACAGCCGTCAGCTCGATGAACCCGTTCGGCCGGTCGAGGTAGACGATCCGTCCGCCGTCGATCGCGACGACATCGGTGGGGACCGACGCGGTCATCTCACGGTTCTGCTTCCGGACGTCCTGCCCCCGGTGATATCCGGTGAGCGTGTACACCTCCGGGTCGCGGTAGCCGTACTCACGCCCGAGCCGGTCGGCCCCGTACGCTTCCAGCAGCGCTTCAGCGTTCATCGTGTGCCTCCTCGGGCATGACAAAGCCCCCACCATCGGCAGGGGCAATCAGTGAGAACGGTCAGCCGATCAGATCGGCGGAGGTGTGACACCCGTCCACAGGCGGTTCAGCGTCACCGTCGCCGCAGCGGTCGTCCGCTGCTGGTTCGTGTCGTTGAAGATCTCGACCGTCACGTTCCGGCCGGTGCGCCCCCAGTTCGCGCGCAGCACACTGTTCGACAGCGACACCACCACGGCGTAGTCCGCCAACGACCCGAGCGCCGCCGGGGTCGGAACCGTCCTCGTCACCGACCCGTTCGCGGGGACCGTCACCGACCCGACATCGAACGAGACAGCCCCCAGGTTGATCAGCGCCGCCATCACGTCGTTCGCGCCGGTCCCGCCGTACCCGATCGGGGTCGGACCCTGAAGATCCATCTGGTCATGCCACTCCGGGCCGCCCGTACCAGGCAGACGCTCCCACACCTTCGAGCCGACCCGCAGCCGCGTCCCGACACGGTTCATGTAGTCACGGACCATCGAGTTCTTCGCGACCAGCCCGCCGTTCCCGAACCACACCCGCAGGTCGACAACCTCCTGCACCGCCGTCTGCCCCGCGGAGAACCGCACCAGGTACAGCGGCTGATCGTCCTCCGTGCCCTCCTCGCGAAGCTCCCGCGCAGGCAAGGCCTTCGACGCCGAGCCGGGGATGATCGCCAGAGAAGTCACCTTCGCCGACCAGTCACGGTGCAGCACGACCATGTCCCACCGTGAACCGGAAACGACCAGATCGGCGCCCAGCGTCACGTTCGAGTCGGACGTGTCCAGCACACCCTCACCCGCCGCCGTCCCCGCTGAGATCACCACCTGCCGGTCACCAGGACCGGGTGACAGGGTGAACGCGTCAGGCTCGAACACCGCATACGTCACACCCATGTGCGTGGCGAGCGCCGACCAGTCGACATCATCGACCGTGCCCGCGTACCCCTTCGACGTGATAGCCACGGCGTCACCTTCTCCCTTGATCCCGGACACCACGAGCCAGCCGCGCGACCTCCGCGCCGAGCTCCGCATCCGCCGAGTTGTCGAGCTCCCCCAGCCGGGGAGTGACGACCACACCGTTCTCCGGGGTGTCGTCGATCTGCACCTGCGTAATCCGCTCCGTGTAATCCACCTGACCGAACCGGCCCAACTCCACCGGCACCCGGTCACCGACCAGGAACGTCTCACCGAACCGGAACCGGTCCGTCTCCATCAGGTCGGTCTTCACACCCACCCGCGCCGCCGTGTCCGCCTGCGCCTGCTCCGCATCCGGAGCCAGCGACGCACCATCCTTCGCCATCCGCGCGTCCGTGAACGTCTCGATGATGTCCGCCCAGTCCGTCTCACGGTCCTCATCGATCCACTGCAGGAACACGCGAGCCGGCCCTTCACCGGCACCACCCACGACACCGCGGGTCGCGGGCGGCGGCTGCCGGTTCCACTCGTACTGCCCGATGACACCCGACTTCTCCGTCAGCTTCCCCGGCACCGTCTCCGCCTCACGCAGCGACACCGTCACCGCACCCGTCATCGGGTGATACGACAGCTCGGCGATCAGGTCCGCGGCGTTCAGCAACGGCAGCAGCTTCTCCGCGAGCGGGTGCATCCGAAACTCGACCCGCTGATTCGGCTTCCCCCGCCCGAGGTTCGGTGCGACCGTCCACGGCACACCCAGACGGGTGAAGTTCGCGACGAGCGCCGCACGCCACACCGCCTCCGTCGTCCCCGAATAGCGGGCGTACTCCTGATCAACCGTTGTCGTCGTCGTGAGGATCGCGGTCGGCTTCTGCCACCCCTGCCAGTCCCACAGCTTCCTGAAGTCCCCCTCGACCGTCAGGGAGGTCACACCATCCGGCTTCCCCCCCACGCCCTCAGCGGGCCCCACACGGCCGCGGAACCACTCCTCACCACGGAACCGGTACGCGCACCGTGCACCCTTCTCGAGCAGCACCGCCAACGCCGGATCGTTATCGTTCAGATCCAGCGTCGACGTCGGCACCTCGTTCACAGGCAGCACCGTCGACGAAGACCGGGCGATCACCTTCTGCTGGTAGGCGCCGGTCTTGTCGTACGCGACGAACTCGACACGATCGTCCACCGGCCACCGCCTCTCAGAACGCTTTGAAGTACAGCGGTGTCAGCTCGACCTTCACCGAACCGGCCCCGACCGCACCGATCTCGAGGGACGTCCTCTGACGAGGCTCCACCGGGGCGAAGTCGACCAGCCCCAGCTCCGCGGTCACGTTCACCCCGTCGAGGGTGGCGGTCACGTTCCGCGGGTCGCTATCGATCAGCAGCCGCTGCCCCTCAGGGACGTCGAACGGGACGGACACCGACCACCCGTCAGCACCGAGCGTCACCGCCGTCAACGGACCGTCGATCACAGCCCGCAACCACGCCTCCACATCCCCCGGGTTCCGGATAGACGCTGACGCGAACGTCGACGCCTCCGAAATGTGGAACGGTGGCGCCCCACCCTCCGGGATGAAATCGACCGGCTCAGCCGACGTGAACGGGCCGGCGATCACCGGGGCGCCCTCCCAGTACGGTTGCGCCGCCTCAAGATCGATGGGGAACGTCGCCCACCCCGCCAGGTACGGGTCGCGCGCGAACGAGTGTTCGTCGTCGAATACCCCGGTCAGGCGGAGGGTCCGTTTCGACGTCGCCGTCTCCACCGTCCACACACCTTCCCGGTCCGGGTGGATCGAGTCGAAGAACGCGTCGTACACGGCCAACCACTGGTCGCTGCCGTCGCCGTACACCTGCACAGGCCAGAACACGTCCCGGCCAGCCGTGCGCCACCCCCGCAGCCGATGCCCGGGGACCGACGACGACTCGGACCGGAACTTGTCGATCCGCGGGTTGTGCAGCCCCTTCACCCCGTCGAACAGCAGCGTGACTCCACGCCGCCAGTCACGCAGATCCCACTCCGAACCATCCCAGCCCGTCCACGTCGACCGGATACCGGAGAACGTCGGACCGGCGACAACCGGAGGAGCGAACGGCGCAGCGAACACCAGAGGCATCGGTTACCCCACCTTCCGCAGTGCACCTGCCTGGTAGTACGACCTGCGCGCCTGCCGGTCCAGGTAGCGGACCAGCTCCCGATCGTCGCGCGTGTACACGTCACCCTGGATGACCACACCCGCCGGAGATCCGCCATCAGCGCCCGCGATGTCGGGGTCGACCGAAGCGCCCGCCGGGAGCCGCAGGATCTCCGGCCCACGCTCACCGACGATGACCGCACCAGCCCGGGTGATCGTGCCTCCGTCCGCGAGCATCGGGATCCTCGGGAGGCTCAGCCCCCACGTCTGACCGCCGACGACCGGCACCCAGTCGGGGATCGTGACGCTGATTCCGTTGATCGCGTTGATGGCCCCGTTGACGAGCCCGATGATCCCGTTGATGGGCGCCTTCACGATGCCGACGACCCCGGCGAACACGTTGCCGAGGAAGTCGACCATCCCCTGCCACATGTTGTTCCAGGTCTTGCCGACTGTGCCGAGCACGGTCGAGATGGTGTTGCTGATCCAGTTCAGTGCGGTCCGGATCGGGTTGACGATGTAGTTGTTCCACACGTCGGACACGAACCGGCCGATGCCGGTCCACAGCCCGTTCCACCAGGAAGTGATCCGCAGGCCCGCGCTGATCAGCCAGACGATGAACCCGACCCAGAGGACGCGGATCCACCCGACGAACCTATTCCAGATGTCGGTGATCCAGCCGGCGAACCCGGTCCACATCCCGTTCCACCAGGACACGAACCCGCCGATCACCCCGGTGATCCATGAAATGAAACCGGACCAGACGTCGGTCACCCACGCGACCACCTGATCCCAGTTCATCACCAGCACCACGAGCGCGGCGACGAGCGCGAGGATACCGAGGATGATCCACGTGATCGGGTTCGCGAGCAGTGCCGTGTTCATCGCCCACGTCGCGACCGTCACGCCGACGAACGCGACGGCGAGGAACCCGAGCGCACCGATCAGAATCGGCATGATGGCCTGGTTCTCGGAGATCCAGTTCACGAACCCTTGCAGCCCACCGACGACTCCCTGGATGGCGGGCATGAGCGACTCGACCGCTGACCCCGCGAGGTTCTCCCACGTGTTGTTGAGCTTGTTCAGGTTGCCCTCAAGCGTCCCGCCCGCAGCCTCAGCCATCCCCCCGTAGGTGCCCTCGAGCGCGTCGAGGATGACACCCTGCGCACCCGCGACGTCGCCCGCCTCGGTCATCGTGTCGATCATCTTCTGCTGGTCTTCGGTGAGCGCGATACCCATCCGCCGCAGCTTGCCGGCCGCGGTAGCCGGGTCGGACAGCGCCTTACCCAGACCCTCCGCGACGCTCGACGCGTTCTTCCCCGACGCGGCGAGATCGTTCACCGACGCGACGGCCTTCTTGTAGTTCTCCTCCGAGACGTCACCGAACTTCAGGATGCTGTTACCGGCGGCCTGCAGATCCTCCTCCGACACACCCGACAGCTGCGACAGCGCCAGCGTGTAGTCCTCGATCTCGGCGGTCTTCATCGCGAAGCCCGTGTTCTGCACGAGGATGTCGGTCTGAGCGCTGATCTTCTCCCCGAACTTCAACTCCTCCATACCGGTCGTGAACACCTTCACGATCCCGGCCGACACAGCCGCCGCGCCGACCGTCATCGCGACCTTCGCACCAGCCGACCACTTCCGCCCGGACGCCCGCCCCGCCTTCTCCATGTCGGAGCCGCTGACAGCCTTCGTCACCTGATCGGTGATGCCCTCAACGGTCGGGACCAGTCGCACCCACGCTGTCGCCAGCTCGACGCCGTCTGCTGCCACGTCACGCCCCCTTCGCCTGCGAATCCCACCAGTCGTCGAACTCGCTGATCGGGATCGGCTTCGACCCGAGCTTCTGACCGGCCGGCTTCTGCCACGGCCTGGGGAACGGCTTCGGCTTCGGCGCGGACTTCTTCCCCGCCCGCTGCCAGTTGCCGGTTTGCAACGCGTCGTAGATGTACGCGAGCAGCTGGTCCGTCGTGGCCCAGTGCACGACCCCGGTGATCGCCTCACTCGTCGCCGTGCCGGGGACTCTCTGCCACCGTTTGATCAGCACCAGCAGGTCACGCCACGACAGGGACCACCCGAGATCGTCGAGCGAACGACCTGCCACCAGCAGGTCGAACTCGATCGCCTCTGCGTAACGCTCGATCAGTCGGCAGAGGCTGAAGATTCCCCCACCGTGATGCTCGACGCTTCCTGCCACGCCTCGAAGATGGCCTGCACCTGATCGTCCGACACCAGCTTGTAGATCCCCGGCGCGTACTTCTCGAGCAGCTCACGCTGCACCTCGGCGAGCTCAGCCGCCTGCGTCGGCGTCGGCGTACCTCCCTCGTCGAGCACCGTCTTCAGGTCAGCGCCGATCCGCGCCATCCGCTGCCGGATGTCAGCGTTCAGGTACTGCATCTTCGGGAGCGTGTACTTCTCCCCGGTCGGCAACTCGAGGTTGAACTGGTTCTGCTCGATCGAAGCCTTCGACACGGGCACTTGGAATGTGGACATGGGGAACCTTCCTGGATGGTGGGGAACGGTGGGAACAGCAGAGAGCGGGCACGGTTCCCCGCGTGCCCGCCCTCCGTCTCGTGTCAGGCGCTGACGACGCCGTCGTCGGTGAAGATGTAGATGTTCTTCCCGGCGGCGTCGGGGTAGGTGGTGAGAGTCACCGGGAGCTTCACGGCCGCGTTCGCGAGCAGCGCGATCTCACCGCGCTCCGTGACCTGACCGTGAGGGACCATGACCAGGGCGCGCCGGTTGCCGTCCTTGATCTTGAAGTACCAGGCCTTCACCGGCCGGGACTCCCCCGAGATCGCCGTGCGCATCTGCTTGCCGTGCGAACCGTTCGCGGCGACCGTCGACACGTTCGAATCGCCCGCGTAGTTCTTCAGCGCCTCCTCCGACAGCTCGATGTGCGACCATGCCAGGGTGCCCTCGAACTCCTCGAGCACCTTTCGGATCACGGACAGCGACCAGTCCTTGATCGACGTGGTCGACTCGGAGATGCTGATCGTCACGCCGTCCTCGTCGACGTACCCCGAATCCTTCAGACCGGTCGACACGAAGTCGCTGATCTGCGCGGGGATGGTGTCCGTTTCCGGACCGGTCAGGATCGCTCCTGTGGTCGCCTGGTCGGGCGCGCCGACGAAGACGTTCTTGCTGTTCACGCTCATGCGTGGTGCCCCTTTCAGGCGTGGTTGAACACACGCCCGGACGGGCGCGCGCAGGATGGGGAACTAGACGATGGACCGGCGCAGCTCCGGCGACACCGTCGCCCGGAACCGGAACCGGTCAGGGAGAGTCGACAGCGGCAGGTTCGCCGGCAAAGACAGCACCCGCACCCGGTAGCACGGGATCCCGCCTAGAGAACCCGCCCGGCCCGCGGCCTGCAGCACAGCGACCGAGTGTGCGGTGATCCGCTCCGCCCGCGACTCGTTCGTCGCGAACCCCTCGATGAACAGCAGTGGCGAGTCGGTCACCAGGTCACGTTCGGCGCCCCCAGCGGCGGTCACCCGGATGAACTCCTCAGACCCGTCACCGGGGATGCGGGTGCCCGCGTTCACGTCGAACCCGACATCCGGCATACGCGTGTTCAGCTCGGCGACCGCGGCGACCTCCGCGTCGGCAGGCACCAGGATCTCAGCCACCGGACTACCTCCCCGCGTCGATCGCGTTCGTCAGCGTCCCGCTGTCAGCCTCCGACTGCCTGGCCTCCGTCGTCGCCGTCGTCACGAACACGACCGCGCGGTCACGGTTCCGGGTGACACGCACCTCATGCCCCGGCCCCGCAGCACCGGCGATCCGCTCGCCCCGCGCCTGAAGGTCGTCCGCGACCTCAGCCGACTGCAGCAGAGCGGCCACCGTGGACGAGTTGACCTTGACCCGCACGCCGCGCACCGTTTTCGCCATCAGCCCGTCCACTTCGTCAGCCGAAGGATCGTGTGGCTCGTCAGCGGGCTAGGACCCGGCTGACGCAACACGCCCCCCACGATCGAATACAGGCCGCCCATGAGCCGCACACGGTCCCCCGAGGCCACATCAGCGTCGAACGGACCGCGCAGGGTGTACTCCACCGCCGACCCGTCACGGTTTGCCTCGTCCTCGACCGTCGACCCGGCATCCACAGCCCACCCGGGGATCGTCGTCTCCGACGCTGCCCCCCAGTTCCTGGTCTTGTTCCCGCGACCGTCGTCGACGAGCGGTGCCCGGACCACGCTGATCGCGTGCCGGAAGACGAGGCTCACGGGAGACGCCCGATCTGGTACGGGGTGAGGCTCGACTGCTCAGCCGGCAGGATCAGGTTGCCGCCCGCGATGTTGAACCCGATCTGCGAGTGCGTCACCGAGACGCCGCCCGCCTGTTCGCGCACGACACCCAGCGGTGAGCCGAGAGCGCGAGCCGCGATCTGCAGCGTCGCCGTCTCGATCGGCTCCGGCACCTCCACGAACCCGGCGGTGAACGTCACCTCGACCATTCGGCCGCGCAGGTTCGTCCATCCGGTCTCTTCGTCGAACTCGACGGCGGCGACCTGATCCTCGGTGTACTCGACACCGTCGATCGTGACTGCGTCGATCTTCTCGATCTGCATCGCCTGCAGCCACACGTCCTCCGCGAACCGGCCGCGACGCTTCTGCGTCACCGACTTGCGCGGGGTGATGTGCCACCGGCAGAAATCCTTGATGTCCTGGCTTGCGGATGCGAGCTCACGCGGCAGGTACGGGTGGGAGGTGAGGGTGATCGCGCCCTGCGAACGCTGCTCCATCAGAGCCGTGGACGCGAACGGGTCAGTATCCGTGATCGGCACGATCACCACCCCCTACTCACTCGGAAGCGTCCGGGTCGGACGCCGCCTCGACCGCGGTCTTCGCGGCGGGCTTCTTCGCCGCGGGCTTCGCGGCCTTGTTCTGCGGCGCGCGCGACTTGTTCGCCGGCTCCTTCGCCTTCTCCGTCGACTCCGACTTCGGCGCATCCTTGCGGACCTCGAAGTTCTTGTCGGCGTCGTTGATCTGCACCGTGTGAGCCATGCCACCCAGCGTCACTTCGACTTCCTTAATCCCCATGCGGGGTCTCCTCTCCTCCTCCGGGGAACCGGGAGGGGCGGTCAGGCGGAGGATCCCTGACCGCCCCCGATTGGTCACGCAGCCGGCGTGATCGTGGTCTTCACGAAGCCCACGGGACGACGCACGGCCAGCGCGAGGCGCTCCTCCGCGCGGATCGTCACGAGGTTCGACGTGAAGTCCGACGCGTGCGAGTTGGTCGACTCGACGCGCACCCCGCCCTTGCGGTAGACGGTCGCCGACTGACCGAACGCGCCGACCAGCACCGTGCCGGCAGTGATCGCCGGAGTAACGACGGTGCGGAGACCCCACACGTTCGGCTGCTCGGAGATGCCCCCGTTGCCGTACGCGCCGGAGAAGAACCCGCCACCGTAGTACTGCCCGTTCGCGTCCTTCGTGAGACGCAGGCTCTGGTAGTCGGAGGGGTGGATGACCAGCCCGTCCGCGTCCAGACCCGAGCCCGTGGTGACCTTCGTGATCGCGCGGAAGATCGTGTCCGCCGCGGTGTCGCCCGAAGCCGTGTTGCCGCGCGCCTCGGTCTGAACGCCGGAGCGGTTCAGCAGACCGAGGAGGTTCGAGCCGGAGCCGTTGCCGTTGAGCAGCTGCGCCTCCTCGAACTTCGCGAGCTCGTACAGCAGCCGGCCGTTGATCTCCGACATGACGAAGTCGAGATCCTCGATCATCTCGTCGGAGACCTTGATCCACCCGGCGATCTTCTTCAGCGCGTCGGTGACGGCCGTCGGGTCGACGATGTGGAGCTGCGGCTTCGCGCCCGCCTCAGCCACGGTCGTGAACGCACCCTCCAGCGCACCCTCAACGAAGTAACTGATCGCGTTGCCCGACAGCGTCCCCGTGCCGAGCAGGTCGGCGATCGTCAGGCGCGGGCGGACGGCCTGCACGATCGTGCGGTCGACCTCCGTCAGCACCGGGCCGAACACCGAACCCACCACGTGTGTGTCGGTGTTCGCCTTGACCTGGAACTCGGGGGCGGTGACCGAGGCGCCCTTGACGCCCTTCTTCTCGCCGAGCTCCTTGCCGACCGTCTTCACGAAGTGCTCACCGAGCGACTTCGCTGCGGTCGGGGCGGCGTCGGTCCGCTCACCCTCGGTCTTCATCTCGCCGATCGAGGACATGAGCGACGCCGACTTCTCGGCCCGCTCGATCTTCGCCTTCAGTTCGGTGGCCTCGGCCGCCTTCGCCTCCAGGTCGGTGATCTCGTCGTCGGTCAGCTCGCGCTGCGACGCCTTCGCGCCGTCCACGATCGCCTGCATCGCCTTCTGCAGGGCGATCAGCTGTTCCTTGAGTCCCATCTCTGGGCTCCTCTCTGCCCGTTCTGGGGGCACGAAAAAGCCGCCGAGGACTGTCCTGCGGCGGCTTAGGTGGATGGTTCGTCAGAGGGTCTGAACGAACCGGTTGATCGCCAGTGCTCGGGCGGACGGGCTGACACCGGGCACCTCGGACTTGACGTCGCTGACGCCCTCGTCCTTGTGCGCGGCTTGACCGGCGGCCTTCTCCTGGTCTTCACCTGCCGCGAGTTGCGACAGGACTTCTTCGAGCGGCTTCACGACGCCGGACTTCACCGCGTCGAGCACGCTGCGAAGGCTGTCCTCGTTCTTCGCCGACAGCACCCGACCGGCCTTCACGCCGTCCATGAGCGCGTCGACCGTCGACTTCACCGCCAGGATCTCCGTCTCCTGGTTCGCGCCGACCGTGACCACCGACACCTCGAACAACTCAAGCTCACGCAGCTCGAAGTACTCGTCACCGTCCTTGGTCTCCCACCCGCCGTCGAGCACGTCGTACGCGAACGACATCTGGTTGAGTCGGCCGGCCTTCATCGCACGGTGGGTGGCGGCACCCTTCGGCACTTCGAGATCGATGAACCCGTGCACCCACAGGCCGTGATCGTCCTCCTTCGCTTCGACGTGCCCGATGTTGAAATCGGGATCGTCCATGCGGTGCCCGAAGAGGAGCGGGATGAGCGCATCCTTCGACTCCCACCGCTCAAGGGTTCCCTTGAACGCGCCCGGTCGCACCACGTCGCCGTACGAGTCCTTGTTATCGAACACGCTCGCGTATGCGTGAAACTCACCTTCGGCGAGCCCGTCTGCCTCGCCCAGCTTCACCTGGACAAGCTGCTTGATCTTCACAGCGGCTCCTTTCAGCCAAAGGTCACTTCGACCTCGCAGGTACATCCCGCGACGCCGTCTGCTCCGAGCACCGGGTCACCCGGCCACTTCGCACCGTTCGAGAAGACGTCGTCGATCCCGACCGTCTCCCCATCCATCTCCGCGTGCTCCGGCCGCGGGTTACCCGACGTGACGATCCACGTCTTCGACGCGCCACCGTTCTGCCGGCCAGCCTCGACCGTCGCGAACGTCGCGAACGTCGTGACGAGCGTCGCCGCCGTGAGCGTCGAGCGCTCACCCTCCGCGAGGTCGAACACATGCGCGGGACCATCGGCTTCTTCCGGCCCGTCACCGTCGAGGATCGCCTGGATCTGGTCCCGGGTCGTGGAGTTGATCGCTCCCGCCCGCGACTTCGCCACCTCGCCTAGGAACGCTTCCGTGCGCGCGATGTTGTAGTCGTCAGCGCCGAACCCGACTGCCTCCAGCACGTCGGCCGCGACCTTCGCCGTCACCGTGAGCGCGAGCGCGAACAGGTCAGCAGAGAGCTCCGCATCCCACCGTTCCGCATCCCACCAGTCGGGCGATGCCTTCGCGCCAAGAGCGGACAGCACCGTCTTCCGCTGACGCTTGAAGAACGCCCGGACGACCTCCTCCGCCTTCTGCTCGTACGTCTTGGGCGCCTGCGCCTTCAGCCGCATCTTCGTGCCCGCACGCGGAAGCACCTTCAGCTCGATCTCCGCTCGCTTCTCGTTCTGCGAACCCGAGTCACGCGGAGACGCCTGGCCGCCCGTCAGAACGTTCAGCGGCACGACCAGCGTGTCACCGCCCTCCACCGCCGGAAGGTTCCGCAGCGCCCGCACTTCGTTCCGCGTCATCCACGGGGCACCGGCCGACGTCGACAGAATCGCGGCCTGCTCCTCGAAGTCTCCCTGCAGCTTCTCCTCGATGTTGAACTCGACGTACGCGCCCTCCGCCTTCGTCACACGCGGCACCAGGAACGCGTTGATACGGCTCTCGATGCGCGCGAGCTGCGGCCCAAGCGTCTCGGAGTACAGCATCTTGCGGAACTCCTTGGTGTTGCTGAAGTTCGCGTTGTCGAGGATGCCGACCATGACCGGGTTCACGTGGTAGACCGCCGCGACGGTCGACAGAGCGATCTTCGCGACCTCCGCCCACTCCTCCTCACGGGCATTGAACCCGAGCCGGTTGATCGTCATCCCGTCCTCGAGGATCGGCGTGCCGCCGGCCTTGTCGCCGGACATGCCCGTCCAGCGCTCCTTCCAGTCCTGCGCGAACCGGGTGCGGGCAGTGTCCGACCAGGGAGCGTCCTTCGGGCGTGTGATGACCGTCCCGACTCGACCGCCGCGCTGCCAGATCTGCTCCCGGTAGGACCACGCCTGCACCTGCTCGGCGAGGATCTGCTTCAGCGTCTCCACCGGCGAGGTGCCGTGCTTCGGCCGGCCCGGGTTCCACCCGTGGAACACGAGCATGTCGTCCGCGCTGATCTCCGTGCGGCGGCCGTCAGGGTTCGCGATCACGTACGAGCCAGGCGCGAAGAAGTTCCCGCCCTTCTGCTCGACGACCCACGACGGCGGGATCGGCTGGATGACCCACCCCGAGGGTGCGTCTGCGTCCTCGCCGAGCAGCCAATAGGCGACGTCGTACAGTCCAAGATCGGACGCAAGCGACTCCAGCAGCTCGAACATCGTCATCGTCGGGTTCGGGCGCGACAGCAGCAGTGCGAGCGGGTCCGTCCGCAGACGCTCCCGGTCGGTTTCGCTGGTACGCGCGTACGCCTTCAGTCCCAGATGGGCGATGTTCCGCGCGACGAACGACAGCACGATCCGAAGGTGCGGCTGCGTACGGTACAACTCCTCAGGCGTCAGCCCGAGAATCATCGACCGGAAGGTGGGGCCGAGCCATTCGACCGTCATGCGGTCGTTCCGCCCGAACAGCGTGTCAAGAAGTCCCACGCCAGCCCCTTTCGATCAGTCGAGCACCAGGAGTCCCCCGTGCTCGTATGCCGACTGGAATGCCGGCGCGGGTTCGGACAGCAGAAGACCGACAGCGGCAATCGCGGCCATCAGGGGCGCCGCGTCCTCCGGCGACCCCTTCCGGTCGACGACCCACCCGCCGCCATCGAACGTCTTGATCTGCGCGGTCAAAGCGGCGAGGGTGAGCGCCGGCTGCGCACCGTGCGACAGCTTCACCCGTGCGCGGCGGTCCTCGTCGGACTCGTCCTTCGGCGCCTCATCCGGGGCCGCGGCGCGCACCAGGTCGTAGAACTGCCCGTGCCACGCGGCGAGCTCCGAACCCTCCCACGCGTGCACGTCAATCCCGGACCGCTCGAACTCATCCCACATCGACGAGATCGGTGCACCGCGCCGCTGGAACGCCACATGATCCGGCGCGACCTTCCGCTCCGGGGACTGCAGCCACGGCAGAACCCAGTCAGCACCCGGCACACGGGCCACGTTCTCCACCCGGATCCTGCCCTCGGTGTCCCAGAACGCCATCGCGACGTACACCAGCGACCGGTTCATCGTCATGTCGAGCCCGTAGCACGCCGGCCGCGACAGGTCACGGGTCACCCCGCGAGCCTGACGGTCAGCCTTCAGGTCGACCGCGCCCTCCCACGACCCGGACGGGAACGGACCCGACCCAGCCATGTTCACGAACTGGCACAGCACCTCAGTGCGCACTTCCCACTCGGGGTCGCTCATCGACGCCGCGATCGCCCGCTCGTCGAGCTCCGTGTACCCCATAGACGGGTTCGCCTGCGCCCAGCCCTCACGATCCCAGATAGGACGAAGAGGTCCGGACTCGGTCCCGTCGACAGTGCCGGCCGACCACTCGAACAGGCCGATCGAGTCACCCGCGAGCTCGATGACCTCCTCGGGCAGACCCTCCATCGTCTCGCCCGTGATGCCCGCGACAGCGACGGCACGAAGGTGCCGGAGCACCACCGACGACAGGTCGCCCGCGTTCGACACACCCCACACCTGAGCGCGCGCCCGGGCGAGCGTCGTCTTCGACGTCGCCGACCACGCCTTCCAGTCCTGGTGCTCACGAAGCTCGTCGAAGATCACCAGGTCGCCGCGGAACCCGCGGCCCCCGCGACGGTTAGCGGTGGCGATCTTGAACTGCTCCTTGCCGTCCAGCATCAGCAGCACGGAGCCCTTGCCCTCGTGCTTCTTCGCGATCTCCTCGTCGAGCTCCGGGATCGCCTCCGCGATCGCCACAGCCTCCTGCCACGCCGCCAGCGCATGGTCGATCGACGCGTGCGTCTCGAGCGTCATCTTCGCGCCGTCCTGGAACATGCGCCACAGGATCAGCACCGTCACGATCGTCGACTTGCCGTTCTGCCGTGCCACCAGCAGCAGCACCGTCCGGAACCGGTACACCGCATCCGGCCCGTCTCCCAGCAGCTCGAGCGCATGGATCAGCAGCCAACGCTGCCACTCCAACGCGCGAGGCAGCAGCGACAGGTAGTCGGTGTCGTCCTCCGGCGCCCGGTTCGCGTCCAACTCCTCGAGCCGGTCACGCATCCAGTCCCAGAACTCGATGACCGCGAACCCCAGCGACGTCTCCGGCGTCAGCTCACGTAGCGGCCGAGTCCACAAGCGCGGAGTCTGGCAGCCGTACAGCTTCCCCTTACGCGCGACGCTTCGGCGGGCGCCGGAGCTGCGTGACGTTTCCCGACGCGCCGGCCGTGCCTTGCTCGTCATCGCCACCCTCCGTCTGCGTCTCCGCCTTCCGCGACCGCAGCTCGTACTGCTGACGCTTCGTCGCCGTCGCACCCAGATCGCTCAACACGCGCGACAGCGCACGATGCGCCGCAAGCGCCTTCGTCGTGTCACCTTCATGCCGCAGGACATCCACGTCTTCCGCGAGCAGCCGCGCCTGCGTCATCGACGCCGCGTCCGCACCCGTCAACCACTTCGCCGCCGCGATCGTCGCCTCGACCGAGTCCCGCATCGCCGTCCCCGCGACCGCGTTACGCGCGTTACGCGCCTCAGCAGCCTTCGCCTCAGCCTCCGCACGCTTCCGCTCCCGGTATGCACGCTGCTTCTCAGCCGGTGTCAGAGCCACGAAAACCCCCGATTCAACGCCACATTGCGCACATCCACGACACCCGCCGGTGACGACCCCGCATATCTGCTCAACCGACACCCCGACGCACTGCACAATGTGCTCAGCCCGGTAACGGAAACAGACGATCCGCACCCTCACTCACCCCGATGGGGGAAAAACCTGCCGGCGGAGGTGCCTGGGGTCGGGGTCTGTGGAGATTGGAACGCCCCTACCCGTGTGGGTTTAGCCGGTGATGGCTTGCCAGATGGCGGCGATGCCCCAGACGATGCCGGAGAGGATGAGGAGGCCGAGTGCGGTGGTGATGATGGCACCGAAGGCGCGGCCGAGCTTGTAGGCGGCGCTGTTCTTGTCTGTGGTGCGGGTGACCTTGATGTCGTCCATGTGCGTCACCGTTCCAGTCGGGAGACGATCCGTAGGAGCAGGGGTTCGACGACGTCGAGCATCGCCTGTTTGATGCGGCGGGCGCCGATGCGTCCTTCGGCCTGGACCCGTGCTGCGTGGACACGCTTCGGGTCGCCGTAGAGGTGCTCGTGGAAGTCGGACATGGTGGGGAACCTATCTGTCGGGGTGAGCTTACTTCTTGGTTGCGGGCTTGGGCTTCGCCTTGTCGGCTGCCCATGCTGCCCGGTTGCTGGTGGGGGTGACCTTGTAGATGCCGCCGTCAGTGGTGACCTCGGTCTGGGTGTCGGGGATGTCGTAGGACTTCCCGTCGAGGGGTCCGCCCTTACAGGTGATGGTGCGCATTACCAGTCCTCCGTGGTGTCTCCGATGCCTGCGGGCATCTCTGCTGTGCCGTGGATACGGTTACATCGGCTGTGGGTCGGGAGAGCGTTCCGCCTGTCGAGAGCGAGGTGCGGGTGTGTCTTCCGTGACTTGGGGTGGTGGAGCTCGAACGATGCCGGTTCGTTGGGTGGCCCGTCCCAGTCGATCGTGGGTTGGAAGCAGAGGGCGCACGGCTTGTTCTGCGGCTGCCAGATCGCTTTCAGTTCGGCTCGCATCTCCCGGTACTGGCGGGACTGGATGACACCGTTCGGGGACATGCTGGCCTCCCGGTATCACCGGTCGGTACTCTCAACTCCATCGACGGAGGAGGGAACCAGGATGGGTTTCAAGGATGCGGCGTTGCCGTTGAAAGAACAGGCGCTCGCTGACCGGATCGTCAGAGGGTTCGAGCAGGCGTTGGCTGAGGACCGGCTAATTCGTGCCGGTGCGATCCCGGAGCCGTTCACCGTCACCGGGAAGGGTGTCGAGCGGGCCTAGTCTTCGTCACCGTCAGCGGCAGGGCAACAGCAGCCGGTGAGGCCGATCAGGGTGCGGTGTGTGCTCAGACAGTCGGAGCAGACGTAGACGCCCTTCAAGCCGACTTCGCGTGCTGCGTGGCCCATGTCGTGCTCCTCAGCGACGGTTCGTCTTCGTGTACGGGTTCGTGGTCGTGGGGAGCGCTGTGCGCCTCGCCCACGCCTGATAGACGGTGCCCCGATGGTCGTAGGACCGTTCGTATGCGGTGTAGCCGAGGTGCGCGAGGACCGTGCCGACAGCGACACCGACGACGAGGGCGGTGGTCACTCGCATGACAGCATGTGCCGGCAGTCGAGGATGAGGTCCGCGATCTGCCTGAGGCGGGGTAGGTACTCGTTCGCGTGGTGCACGCAGTAGACGAGCATGGTCCCGTTGACGCGGGCGCCGAGGTACGCGGCGGAATGGCAGGTGTCGCACCGTTCGATCAGGAGTGCGCTCACTGCGGGGGTTGCCGTGTCGACGATGTCGACGGGTGCCGGGTCGAGCATGACGCGCCTCTATTCACCCCGTGTCCCGGTCGGGAGCGAGCGCAGTACGCGTCTCTGGCGCGTGGGCTCAAGCTCCCGACCGGGAACGACGAAGGCCGGTCGCTGTCACCGTAGAGGGGAGGTGACCTGGCCGACCGGCCTGAGGTGACGGGTGTGCGGGTCTGGGTTGCGCTCCTGCCGACACCTGTCTAATCACAGCATGGGGTATGCAAACGGGAACGAGTCAAGAGGTTTCTTCGGCGTGTCGGCGTTGTTTGCGGAGGTGCTGCTGCCAGATCGGGTCGTTCGACATGCGTTCCCGCCACCAGGCGAGGAGGACGTCGAGGCGGACCACACGCACCCGATTCCCGTCTCGTTCTTCCCATCCCATCGGCATCCCACGGGTGCGCCAGTACCGGATCGTGCGGGGCCGGCGGTGCACACGGTCAGCTGCTTCCTTGTAGGTCAGCCAGTACACCTCCGGCTCCACACGATCCAGGGTCATGCTGTTACCGCCACTCCGAGCGGGGGATGATCGTGCCCGTCTCGCGGTCGATGCAGAGCACTGCGCCACCGCCCGCTGATTCCGCGTACCCGCCCGCCTCTTGGCATGCGGCACCCAGAACGCCGACGTGGTGGAAAATCACGGTCACCATCAGGATCAGCCCCGCGACGAGCCCTGCCCCGGCCATCCATTGCCGGCGCCTGGTCTTCGCGTCGTTCAGCTGGACTACGGCATAGACGAGCAGTGCGACGATGCCGAGCATCAGCGCGATCGTGATCCAGACGTTCATCGTCTTCCCTTCTGGGTGGTGTCAGACTCCGGTACAGCCGGGTAGTGCGCTCGCACCTCATCGGGAGTTGTCACGCCGAGCACCTCGGCGCGCAGATCGTCGAGCACGCGCAATGTCCGCTCCGTGAAGCAGTCCTCGCGGACGAGGCGATCCATCGCGAGGTCGACGCCTCGCAGTACGGGGTTCGTGGCGACCGGCTCCGACTCGCCTCGGTACAGTTCGACGGCCATGGCTACTGTCCCTCGGCCCAGTGAGTGGGCGTGTAGTACACGTACATCGACCCGTCCGGAAAGAACCAGAGCGAACCCTCTCGCTTGAGGCGCGCCTCGTTTCGCGAGCCGGCGGCGTCAGAGATTCTCGTGAGTACGGTGACGCCCTCCGCTGGTTCGGTCGGCGTGATCGGCTTCCACTGGTGTGCGTCGCTCATTGGTGTTGTTCCTGTTCTGTCTTGGTGTTCTCGGCATGCTCCGAAACAGCCGATTCGGGGGCCTGCGGAATCTCGCGCTCCGCAACCGTGACAGTGCGCAACAGGAGGATCGGATTCCAGTCCTTCACCGCGTGGCCATTCCGCTCACCACCGCGGATGAACGATCGGGCCGCCGCCTCCGTCGTGTAGGTGCGCTCACGCACGGGAGCGTCTGGAGGGAACCAGACGACCTTGTACTCTGTCGTCGTCTCATCCACGTTCCTGCTCCTGTTCTGTTGGTTTGGTGTTGTCGGTTCCCCCGGTAGCGGGAACGGGCAGGCCGACCGCTTCGCGCACGATCACCTCGAGCTCGTAGAACGCGTCCTGCTCCCACGAGAGCCCGTGCGTGTCCACGAGCTTGCCGATGTCGCTGAGCGCCGATTCGACGTCCCGTTCGTACTGGATGCGCGCGACGCCTTCGAGCGTGGCCGGGTCAGTCATGGTTTCCCTCTCCCTCGGTAGCCGGGGCGGCGGAGAGCCCCGCGGCGCGATACGCAAGCGTCTGGACGACCTGCTGGGGAAGCGGCTCGGGGTGGGGGCGCACGCGAGCCTTCTTCACCACCTCGACCCTCCCGTCCTCGTCGACCGTCCAGACTCCGCAGTCCCACGTGTCGAGGTTGTGGGTGCCGTAGTTCCCGCCGATCTGGTCGTGCAGAGCCTTCGGGACGACATAGACGAACCGGTGAGTAACGGCCGCCCACGGTGCCCGCTTCCGGTAGGTGTCCCGCTTCCAGTCCGCGAGCGTCACCTTCACCTCGATCGCCGTGCGTTGCAGCGTCTTGAACATGAGAGCGTCGATCCGGCGGGTGGGCGCGGACTCTGCAAGCCGCTCATCCCACAGGTGGTCGTTGATCACCACCTCGGGGACGATCGCGGCGTCGGAGTGTGCACGGCGCACGGCGTCGAGCACGAATCTCGCTGTCGTCGCCATCACTGCGCCCCTCCCTCGGTTCCCAGAGCAGCGCGAGCCGCGTCCAACACGATCCGCAGACTCCGCACTGACCGGCGCACGTGCTCGGTCGGCTCGTAATGCTCCAAGCCCCAGGCGATGTCGTCGATCGCGGCGCGGACTCCGGCGGCGTCATCCACGACAGGGCGGGCGGCGAGAGCGGCCAGTGCGCGGAGGTCATCTGTCGTGAACCGCTCCCCATCAGACCACGCTTCGATGTCGCCGTTCTTGGTCTGGAATGTGTAGTCGAGAGAATCGGCGGTCCTCAGTGCGCGCCGCACCACGTCGCTCGGTGCTTCCGCCTGGTGGTCAGGGGCGGCGGCGAGAAGCGCGCGAATGGTCTGTACGGCCAGAGTCGAAGCCTCGGGCGGCCACGGGAAAACGGTCTGGCTCAACTCGTCCATCACCCTGCGGGCTTCTTCGTTGGTGGTCATGATCCCTCCCTCGCATCCGTGTAGTAGAAGCCGTAATCGCACCCCGGCGTCGTGCAGTAGTCGGTGCGCACTGAGGACTCCAGAGTCCGGTTGCCGCACTCGGGGCAGGTGGTGGGCTCGCAGTAGGTCATCGGTCCTCTCCTATCGGGGTGACGGGCTCCCACGGGCCAGCGGGACGGCGGCGACGCAGCCCGGTATCCGTGGGTGACTCTGCGACCCACTTCTCGGCCATGTGGCGGCTGTGTGCCGCTGTGAAAACGCTTTCGGTGTTGCTCACCTCGTACTCGATGCCGTACTCCCAGTTGTCTTCGTCCGGTTCGGCACCGAGCACAGCCCGAGCCGCCGCCGACAGCATCGGGATCACCGTTGCGGACTCGAAGCTCACCCCCGCGTCGTACAGCACCCGGTAGAGCGCTTGCCCCAGGGCGGCGTCTTCGTCCGGTTCGGTAGGACGGTGAGCGGGTCGCCACGGCTGCCGGTCGTCGCTGAGCGAGACCCCAGTGAGCGTCGTAGCCTGCGACTCAGTCAGCACCCGAGAAGCAACCCACACCTCCGCCGGGACCGTCTCCGCGACCCGCAGCGCCTCGGCCGGGCTGTCGGCCTCGACCATCACCTGCTCATGCCACTGACCGTGACGCTGAGCCCAGAATCTGCCAGTCACGCCGCGGCCGCCGTTCGCGCGTACGGGTCGAACAGCAGCCGACCATCGATGACGTCGCGGTGCCAGATGCGGCTCCCATCGCCGTAGACAAATGCCGCGTCGCCGATCGCGAACGCCGCCAACTCGACGACTCGCCTATCGATTCCCGGGATCTGCGCCTTTATCATCCACGTCTGCGTCGCAACGGCCTGGTGCCACGGCTGCGACCCCTGCACCGCGTCATAGAACGCGACCACTGCCCGCGACGCGTCGACGTAGTTGTACGGTGCGGCCCGACCTGCACGCCCGTCGTGCTCCGTGACCTCACCCGTTGATTGCCGCAGTACCTGATGCTTCGAGTGATTGAAGCGCAGTGGATAGACGAGGTAGTCCGGGTTCTCCGGCCACGCCCACCGGCCGAGCTTGTCGACCTTCAGCTTTTGCTCTTCCATTTCCCTCTTCCCTTCATCTGCGCGGCGCTACGCCGCGGCTCTGAGCTCGTGGCAGTGGCATTCGCAGTGCATCGACTTGCACATCTCGTGCATGAGATCCGCGCACTCCGGTGACAGCACCTCACGCCCGCCCGTGTGCACCTCGTTGACGGGCTCAACCGGTTCCCGGTACTCCTGGCCACACTCCCGGCATTTACCCGCCTTCACGGGCTTCGGGGAACCGTGCGGGCCGTCCACCCACGTCACGACCACCGACACGGTCCCGCAGATCGCGCACCGTGCACGGGGCCGGCGGGGACGCTCATGGACCCCGTACTTCCCCCGCAGGTGCCGGATCTCCTGGAACATCTCGTCGATGTCGTCCTGGTAGACGGTGAGCTGCTCGATCTGGTCGGCGTGGTCGATCAGCCACCCGATGATCAGGAGCGCGTCCGCGCGGGCCGTGAGCGGGTCCGCGTTCGGTTTCTCCGGCAGGTCCGGGACCGACCGGACCACCTTCACGTTCGACAGGACCGCCCTCGTGAAGGACACCACCCACCACCACAGGTGCTGCGCGTCGGCCGCGGCGCCCACATCCGTGATGCGGCCAGTGTCATCGACGTCCACACCGCGGAGGAACGCGGTCATGTTGTCGACGACGCCCCCGCCCGTCACCTTGTCCTGATCGAACCGTCCCGCGGGGATGTGCGGGATCGTGGCCGACACGACAGCGTCCATGACTGGCGGGACGAGATCCAGGTGGTGCTCGAACGACCGCCGCCACCGGAGGGTGTGTACCTCCGGGTCGATCGCGTCGAGAGGGATGGTCATCGCACGCCCTTCTGGGGGAGACGGTCGAGTGTGGTGCGCCACCACATCCCGCAGGACGCGTTCGACGCTTCGAGCTCCACATCCGACCCGCGGAGGGACCGGATGATCCACCGGACCCGACCGACATTCACCGGGTCACCGACCACCCACCGGCCGGTTCGCTTCCGGGGTGGTTCGGCAACCTCACGCAGATCAGACGGCGCGATCGACTTTGACGCGCTCACAGCGACACCACCGAGAAGACCTCGTCGAACGCCGGATACATCACGAACGCGTGCTCACAGTCCGCACACACGGTCTCGAAGACCCTTGGCCACCCGATCCGCTTCACCGCGTAATGTCCTGCGCAGAAGTTCGCCGAAGCCCTGCAACATCTGGTCTTCAGGGTCAGAACGGCCGCCGCGTCGCATTCCGCAATGCAGCACGCGACGACATCGTTGAGATGCTCCTCCATGAGGCGGATCTGTTCCTCATCGTGGAGACCGAACCCGTTCACACGCGCGAGCTCATCCGGAGACAGCGTCGGGGTGGTCATGACCGCCCCCGATGCCCGTCAGCGGTGCACCTGCACGCGACCTCGTCCAGATCCGGCCCGTTCTCCACGAACGCGGACCCGATGCACGCACCATGCTTCCCCTGCGAACAGTCCTGACAGACCGGCACATCCCGGTCGAACCCGTTCACCGACGGCCGGTGCGTGACCGCAGCGACCCGGTCCTCCTCGAACGCCCGCTGAGCCTGCGCGATCGTCGCGAGCACCTCATCGACATGCGCGTGCGCCTCATCCCACGACAGGTTCACCGTCGCCTCATCGCCCGTCAGCACATCCCGTGCCATGATCTCGATCGAATAGTCGTCGGCCACATCGACCGACAGCACCTCGACCGTCACCTGCTGCTCGATGCTCATAGCCCCAGCCCCTCTCTGACCTCTGGGTTGATCTGTTCGATCAGGGCGACGTATTCGTGGGTCGCCGCCGTCCCCTCCGCAACCATGCGAGCGGCGTTCGCGCCCATCGCGATGAGGTTCGCGTTCTTCTGCTGCTCAGCGAGTTCGAGCGTCGCGTGAACCTGCGCCACAGCGATGAGCATCGCGGCGACATTCGGGCGTCGCTGGACACGCTCGGCACTCAGCAAAGAATCCTTCGCCGACGCGTGGTGATCGATCTCACACATCGTCTTCTCCGATCCCCAGCTGCGCGCGAACCTCCGCCTTCAACCGGTTCCGCACCTCATGCCGTGCACGCGTCCCCGGCGACGTCGGCTTCGACAAGTCGAAGTCCTCCAACGTCGCGACCGGAGCCGTCAACACGGCAATCAGATTCGCCGTGCGAATCTCCGCCCGCAGATCATCGACAGCGTCCACCAGACGCCGCGGCCTCACAGTTGCCATTCCCCTCTTCCCCTTCCCTCACCCGAAGGTGGGCTCCCACGGCCACACCTGACCGCGAACGAACTTCGTAGGCCAATCGCGGCGATCCCGGTCGCCTCGCCAACGCGTCAGCGAGAACCGCACCACCCCGTTATGGACGGCCTTCTCCCTACGCAGACCCAGACCGAACTCGGGCCACCCGAGCAGCGCCGACGACCCCCGGGGCCGCAGATCACGCTCACCCTGCGCCGAACCCGCATGCCCCGCGTGAGCCTCGATCAGCATCGCCACATCCCGATCCCGGAGACTGTCCAACGCCGCCAACACGGGCGCCGCGTCATCGTCGGACTGGATCGCGCGCGGCACCAGCCGATACAGCGGGCCGATCAGCAGCAGATCCGGGACCACCTCATCCATGCGACGGTGAATCGCCGCGAGATCCGCCGGGCGGGTGATATCGATCGACTTCACCGTCTCGATCGCGACGAAATCCCTCGGGTCACGGCGCCCCTGCATCGCGGCCGTGTCCGCCATACCCCGCGTCGCACGCCGCCACTGCCGCTCACTGTTCTCCGCATCCACCACCAGAACCCGCGTCGGCTGAATGTCCGTGAAGTTGAACGGGTGGATGCCGGCGGCGGACAGCAACGCCATCTGCCGCAACATCGTCGACTTCCCGCCACCTTCAGACCCAGTCAGCATCAGCCGGTCGCGACGCTCGAGCACGTCCGGGATCACCCAGTCGTACACGTCCTCCTGCTCCGGCACGTCGAGCACGTCACGCAGCATCCGGACACGCGCCGCACCGACCGCGTCCCGGTCGCGGATCTCGATCAGGTCCGAGATCGCCCGTTGCATCGCCGGCCCCACATCCGACGCGTCCCCGAGCCGCAATGCGACCTCACGCACCGCACGCCCCATCGCCGCCTCGCGCACCAGGTTCGCGTAGTAGGCGACGTTCGCCGCAGTCGGCACGTCACGTTCCCACCCCGCCAGGTTCCCGAGCTCCAGACCCCGCACATCCCACGACGCCAGGTGGTCATACACGGACAGGTAGTCGATCGGTTCCCCATCCGCACCCATCCGGCAGATCCCCGCGTAGATCGACCCGAGTCGCAGATCCTCGAAGTCGCGGGGCATAACCCGCTCCTGCACCTCCCGCAGCACCGCGGGTTCCTTCATCAGCGCGCCAAGTACGAACCGCTCAGCAGCGGCCGACGGCGACAGGCCCTCGACGTTCATCGGTTGAACACCATCCACTCGTCACCGGGCGCGTACGCCTCAGTAGCCGGCGACTCCGCAGGCTTCCCCCAGCGGTGCGCGCGACGCATCCAGTTCCGCCACGTCGCGACCCAATCAGCCTTCGACGCGTCCTTCCCCGACTTCGCCCGCCAGTAATCGACGAACTCGCGTGTGTGCCCGTCAACGTCCAACCCGGGGACTTCCAGGGCGGCCCATGCACGCATCTCAGCTGTGACCACGAAGGGGTCAGGGATGCGGGAAGCGCGCTTGCGCGCTACGTCATCTACGTCACTACGTCTATAAGAGGGGTGACCGCTCAATAGTGAGCGCTCTGACCGCTCATTTTCGACGGTTTGACCGCTCACCTGTGAGCGCTCAGATTGAGCGGTCACCATCACGCGGTACTCATTCTCCGACCGCGGCGACTCCCGAGTGATCTCGAGGAACCCCTGCTCGGCGAGATCCTGAGTCACCCGCCGGAACGTCGCCACCGACATCCGAGCCTTCTTCGCCAGCGACTCCTGCGACCGCTTCGCGCCCTTCGCGTAGACCACATGCCCGTCGTCGTCAGCGATGTCCGCGAGCGCCAGGAGCGCCATCGCTGCGTTCCCCCGCAGGTGCTGCGTCGCCGGGTCGTGCCAAGCCCAGTTCATGATCCGCACGCTCACGAGTTGCCCCCTTCGACTTCCACGCGCCGCCCGTCCTGTGTGAGCAGGAACCATCGGCCGGCCTTATCCCGGACCCGGACGTTCACCGGAGCGAACTCGGGGGTCGTCGCGTTCTTCGGGACGCACAACCCGTACTTGAACGCTTCCTCCGGGTTCTCCGTCACCCACCCGTGGCACCCCGTCGTCCCGGTCCCGCACAGCACCAGCCCGTGCGGGAACGTCATGTGCTCACGGGTGCCACCCATCCCGCGACCCTTCCGGTGATGCAGCGACCACCCGCCGGAGAGCATCGAGCCCCGCAGCGACCATGCGAGAGACCGGCGGCAGTAGAAGCACGCCTGCTCTTCCCGCTCGAAGAACATCGTGCGGACCTGCTTCGCGGTGAACTCGGCGGTCATCACGCACCGCCCTGCGTGTAGGTGAGCTTCACGAGGTTCGCGATCGACTGGACCCGGCCCGTGTAGTCCGAAAGGAGATTCCCGACGCGGCGCGCCTTCTCGAACGCGATCACCGCCCGGTCGTACGCGCGGCGCTCCTCGATGACCTTCAGCAGCACCCGCGACGCCTGCTCCCGTGCGGGGAAGTGCGCCGTGTCGATCACGGCCTGTGCCTTCTTCTCGGCGAGCTCGGTCGACGCTTCCCGCTTCAGCTCCTCGGCCGCCGCGATGACGATGATCATCCGCGCCGACCACCGCGACACCTCCGCGAGCGCCTGCATCGCCCAGTCCGGGGTGCGGATCTCCCGGTCGTCGAGGGGGTGCGCGATGGCGCGTGCTTCCTCCGTGTACGCCTCGATCGAGTCGAAGTCGACGCGTTCCCCCGACGGCCACACGAGCACACCCTCGACCCTCTGCACGACGCTCACGAGGTCACCGCCTGCAGCTGCGCGACGGGCTCGGAGTAGCACGAGGGCGGGCACCCGTACGGCGTGCACATGCCGTGGTTTGGCTGAACGTGCTCACCGATCCAGTCGCCGGTGACGAACAGGTTCGTCTTGCGGAGCCCGAGCGCGCCCTTCCACGGGATCGGGTCGACTAGCGCACGCGGGTTCGCGAGCACCATGTGCACGGAGTCGAGGTCTTCCGCTTCGGCCCACGGCGAGCATGTGCGGTAGTCGTCATCGTTCGAGATGCATGCATGGACGTCATGGACGTCGGTGAGGTCGACGACGCCGATGATGTGGCCGTGCTGCTTCCACGTCAGTGGGGCGACCTCCCGACACCATGTGCACCCGAACCGGTTGTGCGTCGGTGCGTCCTGGAAAGGGCAGACGCCGATGAACGCGTGCGCGTCGCGCTCGTCCCATTCGTCGTCATCGCGGAGCGCGACGTGGATCGCGACCGCTCCCCTGTAGGCGCCGGCAATGTTCCGTGCCCGGTTCTCGACGTCCTTCCCCCCGTGGATGATCGCCCACGCCCACGGCTGTCGAACCGTCAGCACCCGCAGCTCCTGAATCTCACTCACCGCCAGACGCTCACCTTCTGCGTCGGATCGAACTCGTGCACGATCGGCGCGCCACCCTCGGTGACCACCTCCACGTACCGTTGACCGTTCGCGCCTCGCGTGTTGTCGGTCACCTTCGATGGCCCGGCGCCCAGGTCGAGGAGGTCCGCCTTCTGAACGGTGGATGCCGCGACCGACACCAGCCGCTTCGGTCGCTCGTTCACGCCCGCCCCTCCTCTGCCTTCACCGCTGCGATCTCCGCCTCGATCTGGTCCTCACACGTCGCGCAGATCGCACCCTCTTCGGGCGCCTCTGGCTTCCCGCACCGCGCGCACGGGAACATCTCCACCTCGGCGGCGGAACCGTCCACGTCCGGCTGTGTGGGACTCTCTGCCGCCACAACGGGCACGTCAGGCGTCGTCGCCTCGGCGGACGCCGCCGCACGCGCACGCGACGCCACAGTCGAGATACCCGCCGACCGACGCGGCGCACGCTCAGGAGCCGACTGGAAGTCGTCCGAGTCCTGCAGTTCCTCCGACGAGTACGGGATACCCAGCAGCGCATCAGGAGCGATCAGCCGTGCACATTCCGACGTCGCTCGCGCGACGAGCATCGCGGACGGCTGCTTCTTCCAGTTGTCCTTTCCGAGCAGGTTCAAGCCGCGCGCGCGGTCCAGATCCCACTCCGACCGCTGCACCTTGTCGGAGCCCTGCCGCTTCCCGGCGACGACCGCGCGAGTCGGGGTCTGTTCCTCCACCCACATCTCGTGACCGTTCCCGACCACCAGCGCCCGCATCGCGATCGCGCGGATCGCCGGAGTCCCCTGGATGATGTCGATCGACCGGAGAGCCTCCATCGGACCCAGCCCGATACCCTGCCCCGCGACGATCGCGGCCGCCGCCTCCTGCGGCTTGTTCTGGTACGACTGCGGCACGAACGAGGTGGACACCAGGCGTTGCGCGATCGCATATGCGACCTGCAGGTCGACCAGGAACGTCACGATCGGCTCGGACGCACCCTCGAACTGGCGGGACACGTCACCGGCCACCTGGTCACGCGTGGCGACCTCCGTTCCGTGCGCTTCCCCGGTCATGCGAGCACCTCGACATCCGTCTGCGCCTTGTACCAACCCGGCGCCGGCAGATCCTGGATCGGCCCGCCGTCCTCGTCGTCACCAGGCCACACACCCTGCTCCTGGCACCACGCGTACAGGTCGAGCGCGGCACGCATCTTCATCTCCCCGCCGGCACGCCACGCGGGGTCGCCCATGCGGACCACCCGCACGTCGTGCGGGAACTCCTTCTCGAAGAAGATGAAATGGAACGGCTCCGGCTCCACACCGAGAACGAGCCGCACGAGCTCCGGGTACACGAACCCCTGCACGTCGTAACCGAAGTCGACGATGGCGTTCGTCAGCTTCCGCGGCGTCACGTCCGTCGTGGACTTCAGATCGAGCGGCACCACTCCGGCGTCATCGATCACGAGCTTGTCGAGACGGCCCCGGATGTCGATGCCCGAGACCGGCTCGGTAGCGAACAGGGACACCTCCGTGAAACCCGGACGCTCGAGGAGGCTCCGCGCCTTCTCGTTCCCCAGCACCGCGTCGGCCGCGCGCCGTACGTTCGCGTAGTCGAACGGCTTCAGCACGGTCTTGCCCTCGGCCAGCGCCTCCGCCTCGAAGTCCTTCGCCGCCTTCGTCGTCTTGTTCCCGTTGCGGTCGAGGAGCGCGGCGGGGATCTCGACGATCGGCGCGCCCACACCCAGCACGAGCGCGTGCGCGGCGTGACCGACGCTGAACTCCTTCCGCGCCTTGTTCATCGACCGCATCGCCCGGAAGTGGCGCGGGGAGCGCAGCAGCGCCTTCATCCCCGTCTGCGACAGCGCGTAATGCGCGTGGTACTCCTCCTCCGCCATGTTCGGGACGAACCGCCCCGACACAACCTCGGGGATCTGCATGCCCTCGTTCATCAGTTCCCTCTTCCTGATTCCTCGCCGCGCCCTCTACGCGACGGACTTCCACGCCTTCGGCATGTGCGCCGCCGGCAGATCGATCACGGGTTCCCCGTGAAGCACCGACGCGCCGACCGCGATCCACACGGCATCCGCCTCGTCGTTCCCGCGGACCTGCGCCTGCGGGATCCGCCGCTCGGTCGCGAGCAGCACGGCGTCTTTGTCCGCGTTGCCCTTCCCTGTTGCGAGCTGCTTCACCTGATTCGTCGTCACGATCAGCACCCCGCCGGACACATGCCGGGACAGACGCTCCACCGTCCGATGCCACGCGTAGTGCAGCCGGTCGACGGATGATCCACGCCCCGCGAATGCGAGCCCTTCGATCGCCAGCACATCGCCGATCAGCGGATCAGCCGCCGAAACGATGTCGTCAGCGAGCGCACGGATCCGCTCGTAGTAGTCCGGAAGAGACGCCTCCGGAGTCGACTTCGACTTCAGGGTGAACACCTGCCAGCGGCTGTGCTCATCGTCGTAGATGGCAACACCGCACGATGTCGTCGAGTAGTCGATACCGATGAACCGGGTCACAGGATCACCACGATCCCGACACCGAACGCGACAGCCGCGATCCCACCAGCCACCGAAGCGACCACCATCCACGCCCGCTCCCGCAGCGACGTGACGAACACCACCCGCACCGGCTGGACCGCGTGACGCGCAGCCGGCACGGGACGCGGCGCCCCACGCCGGACCCCACGTACCTTCACCCGCGCGGTCACGACGCCACCTCGTCGATGAGCGACTCAAAATCGAGACCCGCGTCACGCCGATCCAGCTGCGCCTTCACGAACGACCGCAGCCACTCGACCCCGCCGCGTTCCTTCCGCACCTGCACGGCACGCACCAGCTCCGGGAACTCCCGGCGGATCTTCTCAAGGTTGACCTCGTCGGCCGCGACGATCGTCCGGATCAGGCAGTTCACGAAGTGCCCGCCATCGACCCCGAGGTTGTGGTCGCCCTCGTACGCCAGCACGTTGCGTGCTGCGTCGAAGGTCAGCGAACGGCTCATCGGTCCGTCTCCTCAGGGTTGAGCCCGCGAGGGGCGCTGAAGCCCCCCGGCGTCGCACTGCCCCCCAGCAGCGCGGCGCCCCTCGCGGGAGTGTGAGCGTCAACGTCCATGTCGACGGCAGAGAATCGTGCGTCGTCTTCAGCGGACGCGAACCACGGGCCAGCCAGCTTCACCAGCACGCCGAGGGCGATCAGCGGAACCGACAGCCACCACCACTGCAGCGAGAAGTCGCCCTCGAAGTCGATGGCCGTCAGGAACAGGCCCGCAGCGATCATCACCAGGCCGGGCAT